ATATATATCTACTCCTTATGCCGTGTTGATCCAAGTATCACCATTGATGGCATTTGTAGGCTCAACCGAACCAAACCACTCAATTGATGTGAAACCATCCGTAGGACGAGCTGTAGCAGCTGTAGCGCCGTGATTGATAAAGCCCTTAACGTTTGGCCCCAAAGGTCCAGCTGGCCCTTGGACTCCCTGTTGTCCTTGTGGTCCCGCAGGTCCTTGAATTCCTTCTGATCCAGCAGGTCCAGCAGGTCCAGCAGGTCCAGCGGGCCCGGCGGCGCCATCAACACCGGCAGGTCCAGAGGGGCCATCAGGTCCAGCAGGTCCAGCGGGTCCAGCGACACCATTGACTCCAGCGGGTCCAGAAGGTCCAGCGGGTCCAGAAGGTCCAGCGGGTCCACTCCCACCCGTAAATGTTGTACCATCCGGGTTGAACAATGCAATTTCGTCGAGACTTCCTGTCGGATCAGGGTTAGCCATAGGTATAACCCGAGCCTGCAACCGCAATTCGCTTTTCATTGATTTATTCCTATCCGGTTGTCCCTAATTGGGCTCTCCGTTGCTCGTTAAGCTCTCGATTACGATGGGCTACTTCAGATCGACTCATCTTCTTCGGCTTGGCTTGTTTAACGTTACAAATTCGAATAAGTGTAAACAAACGATTAAGATGCCAAGTTTCACATGTAAATGGAATCTGAAATACCGTCATCCAATAATAAATCAACTCCGAAGTAACAATCTCACGCGATTGTGGTGCTCTAGGTTGCTCGGCAAACCATGTAGCTGTTGTTTTACTCTCAATGTAGGTATTAATCTGTTCAAAATTTTCTTGCGAAAGTTTGTTAAGAAAATCCTCCGGAGGATTTATAGTCAAAACCATACACTCAATGTATGCTAAAATTTCTTCCGAAGTTTTCTCATTTATTGCCAGAAACGGCTTTTCGTAAATTGACTCCCATTTTGAAAGGCTGACCAAAGAATGCTCCAGCTGGAGCTTATCGCCACCTTGAGTCCCGAATGCTTGGGTCTCTTCATCAAAGACGTCGATAGCTCCAACTATTATAGTGAGCATTCTTTGGTCTCCTTTCCGCCTTTCAGCGTCTTTCAATCGCGCATGGTGGTTCGGTTACTACTCCCACAAGCTGATTTCGATCCTAGGAGAGATGAAGAACCTAGTTTCAGCCGCCCCCCGGAACCCTTACCTGGAAGTCACGACCATGCGCGACTATTAACTATGAGCCAAACTTCCACTTACTGTCGCCATCGATACGAACTCGATCTTTATTGACGATCTCTGCCACGATCTCAAGCGTCTTCCCCTTAGGGATAGCCGCCAGTTGGCCTGGATTAACCAACTCATTATTGGCTTTCCACTGAATTCCCTGAACCCGAGGAATAGCGACCACACGTGTGTTTTCGTCATACTGTGGAGTATTCTCAGGAAGCATTACACCATGACCGGAGTGTTGAGGATGGAAACAACCTCGTCCGGCAACGGCAGGCGAGGACTACTATCGGTAACAGGCGGTGTAGCTGCTGCGTCGGCAGTAGCACCATAAAGAATCTTCTCGAAGGCCGCGAGATCCGTAGGATCTACCTTAGACGAATCGATAGTAATCAATGACGTCGGCCTATAACCAGCAGCAGCAACTGGAGTAGTCGCAATTTCCCACGAGAACGTAATAGCCTCAGGCGAATCGTTAATCGTGGCGTAAGCCTTCTCTGAAGGCGCAGCAAGAGCGCCGTACACCAGATGTAGCTTGTAGCCGTAATCTGTACCTGTCAGATCGTTTCCAAGTCGAGTTCGGAAAGCAAGTCCGAAAGTACGACGACCCTGCTGTCCGAAATAAACACCCTCCATGGGCTCAACGCTGCCATCACACTGACCAAACTGCTCGGGATAGGTGAAAGCCTCAATTGTCGCACCGAATTCCTCGGCCGACACCAGGTTAAGGTACTTGATGTTATCGGCGTACTGTGCGCTTGCCTCGGCACCCGAAGGCGACTCGGTGACGGTGGTAAGACCATTCCAAGCATAACCGACGTTATAAACGCCGAGATTGTTTGGAAGATAAAGAACACCGCGATCAACGCCTGTTTCATACAGACGCTGCCCAACAGTGTCCCAAAGAAGAGCTGGCATACGTTTTTAAACCTTTCTTAGAAGAAGAGTGTGAAGACATAGTGGTTAAGATTATCTGCTGGAAAATATCGATCAAATGAACAATAAGGCAGATCTTCCACTTTATCTGGAAGTTCGCTATCGGGATTACGGTCTACAACCGTTATCTGATATTGTTTGGTGTGTGTATATGGCCGATTATCAGCAAATTCCGCTTGTGAATTATCTCGAGCATAAATAATACAGGGATACTGCATTTGAATATTAACCGGAGGATGAAAATATACAGTTCCTGTAATTGTCTCAAGGAGTGCTTGGAGCTGGAGCCGTGAGGCCATTGTACACCTCCCCCAAACGTAAAAGTAGGCGAGGGGGTTGGACTTCTACATCTACAATAGCCCAACGCACCCCCGCCCATGTCACATAACGAATGGCGAAGAAATGCTCATTTGCATAAGCATCGGCCACGATGCTGATCGAATTTCCGAGTGATAGAGCCGGGTTTACATGCTCTCCTTCGCGGAGCACCCTACTCGTACGAGTAATATCGCCGTAGTAGGTACGCTCCGCAATGGTTTCCTCGTGAACACCTGGTGCAGTTTCGACAGTTACACCATACCCGATCTTACCGTGAAATTTCGCCATCGGGTATCAGCGGACTAAACGCCCGCAGTCCCGCGATAGGTCCACTCGTCCTCGATGTTGTTATCGAAGAAGTAGCCCGAATTGGACACCGCGTAGATCGTGAGGTCCTGACCGTTTGGCACCAAGTACGGGGATCCCACGGCGGTAACCGCAGCGTTGGTATCGCCTCGGCGATACGTCACACCCGTCGTATCGATGATTGTGATTTGCGAGGTGGCCGGGTTAAACGTCGGCTCGGCCGGAACCGCGCGAACGGCGCCCACGGCCGCCTGGACCAGGACCAGCGCAGACCGAATCTTGGTAAGGGCTCCAGATGCGCGAGCCTCAATCAGATACTTGTACTGGTTGTAATCGATGTCAAAGTCGTCGAAGAACGACACCTCGCCACCGCGGTCCGCGCCCATCGTGTAGTCAGCCAGATTGACGACAATACCGATCAAATCGGTTTCGTCTTCCATCGCCTCAACCGCAACGATCTTGTCGACGGCCAGCTCCGAAGCCAACTCTGTGGCCGTCCGATAGTAGCGGCGACCCGTAGTGTCACGAGCCAAAAGCATCTGGGTCATCACCGGCAACGTCGTGTAGAACGTTGGCAGCCCCGAGCCCTTGTAGAAGCGCATGTTCTCAAGGATCGAGTCCACGAGATTCGTGTTTCGGAGGTTACCATCGACATCGATTGTGATCTTTGCCGCGTACAGATCGTCGTCATTCAGGATCGAGCGAATGCCCGCTCCGTCAGTTGCGCCCTTCGGATCCCGGATCTTATCCGCGTTGTCAACTGCGCGCCCGTCGCCGATGAGGATCGCGCGAGCGATCTCCTCCTCGAGCATAAGCCGCATCTCACCCTTCAGCCAGATGACGACATCGAAGTCCGTGATGTCAATAATGTCATCGCGATCCAGACGCTGCTTCTTGTAGATCGTGCTGGGAGTCGTAATACGCTTGGTCAGCCCGAAGAACTCTTCCTTCTTCAGAGTGCCCTTAATGTAGCCCTTCGCTCGCGCCTCAGCGTGAGTGATATCGGCCACAATGGACTTAATGCGCGAGAACGGCGACTTGCGGACCTTGCTGAGAACCTCAGCAACCCACTCAGTACGCCGCTTATCCCAGTCCGGAGTGTCAGTGACATTCCGGGCGTCGGGAAACAGGACATTGATATCCTCAATGCCGTGCTTAAAGGCGTAGTCTTCGACGGCCTCTTTTAGCGAACCGCGCTTGACTGCGTCAGCAGCGATACCCGTCATGGCATCATGCGATAGCACGTGCCGGATTTCCTTATCCGAGCTCTGCTTCTGCTCGAAGACGTTACGTCCCATATCGGTTTGGTCCTTTGCTTGGTGGGTGACGACCGTCTCCTTATCGGAGGTGTTGGCCGGAATGTCGGTATTTTCATCGGACGGCGTCTCGGCGCTTTCCAATGCGGCACCGACCATGTAATGGACAACTTCCTGCTGGTCAGAGCTCATTGAGTCGTAGACATCTCGAACCGTTGGTTCGGTGTCCTCAACCACTTCTGCATTGACGATAGGCTCATCCGTACTGGTGTGCTCCAACTCGAGACCGGTATAGATAATCGCCTCATCTACATGAACATCCAGCTCGCCATCGCTATGAGTGACAGCAATATTATCGATAAGGGCGCCAGGGTTGGCACCAGCAAGCACCAATGAGACCTCGCGAATAACACCATGCGAGACCTGCTTGGCCTTTTCGATAAGAGAGTTCGCAAAGATTGACAGCGCAGAAATATCGCCATGCTGTACCAGAACCTTCGCGTTCTGACCCTGGGTCGTCTCGTTAAAATAACCGAAGGTGTATACGCCGTCCTTACGGTTCTCCAAGACTGCGTGGCCCAGAACATTTTCAGGAGAGGCATGACCGTGCTGCCAAACCAAAGGCACACGATGCTCTTCCTGGTGCTCAAATGAGCCAGGTAGAATGGTGCGTCCATCAGAGCACCGGAGACCAAACCTCGTGGCCCAGCCACTAAAGTCGGGGTCGGCCGAATGCATCAGGCTGTTCTCCGACAAATCGTCGCCGAAGTCCAGTCGGGAAATTGCTCCCATTTTGATTGTTCCTTTCGCTTTTGGATCTTCGACGCTCTTAGAGCGAAGCTAGTTTTTGTTTGGCAACCGAGATCTGGCCACGAACTTTGGCTGCTAAAGCTTTGAGGGTAGAAACCGAAGTTTTTGAACTTGATTCACTTTTAGAATCCTTAGAAGAACTACCACCAGAATCTTTACTATCTTTCTTGGCTTTAGATTTTATCTTC